AACCTTGCCTGGGTGCTGGCTGATGAGATCGACACCGTGACGCCCAGCATTGCTAATAAGGCATTCCCAAAGATCCTTGGCCGACTCCGCAGCGGCAATGTCCGGCAGTTTGGTGCGGCATCGACGCCTGAAGGGTTCCGGTGGATGTGGAATACATTCGGCAGTGATGAGGCCAAGGCAAGGCCTGACCGGCATCTGATCAAGATGCGCACGGTTGACAACCCGCACCTGCCGCCGGACTTCATCGAGCGGCTGGAAGCCAACTACGACCCAAGCCTGCTGCGGGCGTACCTAGACGGAGAGTTTGTCAACCTGACAACTGGCCAGGTGTATGACCGCTTCGACCGGGCGAAGCATGTGGTCAGCGAGCTGCCGGATACTGACCGCGAGCCGCTGAGGGTTGGCGTTGACTTTAACGTTGGCAACATGTCGGCGGTGATCGCTATCAGGCTTGGCAGCAGCCTGCTGGTGATTGATGAGATCAGCGGCGCTCACGACACCGACGCACTGGCGCAGGAGGTGGTCAGGCGTTACCCCGATAGGCGGATGTACGCCTACCCAGATGCCAGCGGCGGCAACCGCAGCACCAACGCAAGCCAGACCGATGTGCAGATCCTTGAGAGCTATGGCATGTCCAACCAGTCGCCGCGAGCAAATCCTCCCGTTCGTGATCGGGTGGCTGCTGTTCAGGCTTTGCTGGAAAACGGCAAAGGGCAGGTCAGGTTGCAGGTGTCAGAAACTTGCAAGCGGGTCATCGAATGCTTAGAGCTGCAGTGCTACACCGACAAGGGCGAGCCGGACAAGGACGCGGGCTTTGACCACATGAACGACGCGCTGGGCTACTTGGTGTGGCGCGAGTTCAACCCGCTGCACGCTGGCGCTGGCCGGAGCACGGGCGTCAGGCTTTACTAGGGTTGACCACGGCGGCAAACGCTGGTATCTTTTGCTCACGGCCAGCCGGCCGCCCACCTACCATCCCAACCATGACCACCAACCCCTGGCTCAATCGCTTCGCAGCCCTGACGCTGCTGTTCATGATGTACGGCGTTGGCATCAGCGTCGGCCGTGACCAGGCCGTGCAAGCGCATCACAACCACCCGGCCTGCCATCAGGGGCTGAAGCCGTAAACTGACACCATTGTCAGCAGTTAGCGGTCGTGTATAGCGGGTACAACTTCTACGACCGGCCGCTAGCGCAGCGCACCGTATCGAAGGTCAATGACCCTAATACAAGCTGGTACGCGCAAGAGCCACACTGGATCCTGATCGAGGATCTGCTGCAGGGCACCTACGGCATGCGCAAGAAGCATCGCCGTTACCTGCCGCAAGAACCACGCGAGCTAGACGAGTCCTACGACAACCGCCTAGCCCGTAGCGTCTGCCCGCCGTATTACATCCGCCTAGAGCGCATGTTGGCCGGCATGCTGACCCGCAAGCCCGTCCGACTGGATGACACCGCTGACATCATCCGCGAGCAACTATTCGACGTAGACCTGCAAGGCAATGACCTCAACGTCTGGACTTATGAAGCAGCCCGCAAAATGGTCCGTTATGGCCACATTGGTACATTGGTGGATGCACCGGCTAATGGGGGTCGACCCTATTGGGTGACATACACGCCCCGGCAGATCCTTGGCTGGCGCACCGAGACGCAAGAGGGCAAGCAAGTGCTGACCCAGTTGCGGCTATCGGAAGTGGTCACAGTGCCAGATGGCGAGTTTGGCGAAAAAGCCGTCGAGCAGGTTCGTGTCCTAACGCCTGGCGAGTACCGCATCCACCGCAAGCAGGACAGCGGTGAGTTCACCGTTGTCGATGAAGGCCGCACCAGCCTCAGCCAGATCCCGTTCAGCATTGCCTACGCGCAGCGGCATGGTTTTATGGAGTCGCGCCCGCCGCTGGAAGACATCGCAGAGCTGAACCTAAAGACCTATCAAGTGCAGTCGGACCTCGACAACCAGCTGCATATCTCAGCAGTGCCAATGCTGGCGTTTTACGGGTTCCCGTCAGCAGCGGAAGAAGTATCAGCCGGACCTGGTGAGGCGATCGCCTTTCCTGCTGAAGGCCGCGCCGAATACATCGAGCCTGCAGGCCGTAGCTTTGAGGCGCAGTTCCGCCGGCTTGAGCAGCTTGCGTTGCAGATCAATGAGCTTGGCCTGTCCGCAGTGCTAGGTCAGAAGCTGAGCGCCGAGACCGCTGAGGCAAAGCGCATTGACCGCAGCCAAGGCGACAGCACCATGATGGTGATTGCGCAAAACATGCAGGACATGATCGACAACTGCCTGCAGTTTCACGCGCAGTACCTCGGCAATGCCACTGCCGCCGGCAGCGCCTATGTCAACCGTGACTTCCTCGGCGCACGCCTTGAACCGCAGGACATCGCCGCGCTGCTGTCGCTGTACACTGCTGGCACCATCTCGCAGGAGACATTGCTCCGCGAGCTTGCCGAAGGCGACGTGTTGGGCGATAACTTTGATGTGGACGAGGAACTGGAGGCCACATCCAATGCGGGGCTTGACCTATCGGATGCTGGACGTCCTGACAGACTGGTTGATAGCAGTGATGATCTGGGTGGAGCCGAAGAAACCGAGGAAGCCTGAAATTGATTACACCATGTGCGAGCTGCCGGATAACATCCTGGCCATTGTGCGCATGAAGTATTACAAAGGCGGTAAGGCTGATGAGGTAGACCAAGTGGTGTTGTACGAGGACGGCCAAAATGGCTATGAGGCCTTTGCGGCAGCGGTTAACGGCGCCCTTGCCCGTGGTGCTGATGTAAGCATCAGGTCGCAGTATCGCCCCGATCAGCTAGGCATCATCTAATGTCAACACCAGAATCGCTATACCGCAACGCCATTGACCTAAACAGGTTTAGCAATAGCGTTGGCCGGCGCATCATCAATGCTTACAACGACATCATCATTGATGCGGTCAATCAGCTCCGCACTATTGATGAGCTAGCCGCTCCGGTCAAGGCTGCCAGACTGCGGGCGATCCTTGCGCAGCTAAAGGACAGCCTCGCCACTTGGGCAGGCGATGCAACCGAAATAACCGCAACCGAGCTGCAGGGCATCGCGCAGTTGCAGTCTGAGTTTGTGGCCGATCAGCTGCAACGTGCATTGCCTGCTGGCGCCCGTGATGCAGTGCGCACCGTTGAGATCAGCCCGCAGTTTGCGCAGTCGGTGGTCACAACTGACCCAACCCAAATCAACGTGGTGGCGCTTAGTGATGACCTGTTCGCTGCAGTGCAAGGCGCACCCGCAACGTTCAGCCTTACCGCTGCTCAGGGTGCCACCATCACACTGCCCAATGGCGAGGTGGTCAGCAAGGCGTTCCGTGGCATTGCCGTCGATCAAGCCGAGCGGTTCTCGCAGGTGGTCCGGCAGGGGCTGCTGACCGGCGAGCCGACGCCTGCTATTGCTAAGCGGCTGATCGGCAGCCTGCAATTTGGCGAGGAGGCAAAGACCGTCAAACAGCTCATTGCTGCAGGCGGGCAGGCAACAGCCGTAGCCGACAATCAAGTCATCGCCCTGGTGCGGACCAGCATTAACCAGGTGGCCAATACCGCCAGCCAGCAGGTGTACGAGGCGAACCAGGACATCACACCGCGTTATCGGTACGTCGCTACGCTTGACACCCGCACCAGCGCGATCTGCCGGGCGCTGGATGGCCAAGAGTTTGAATACGGCAAGGGTCCAACGCCGCCGCAGCACTTCAACTGTCGCAGCACGACCGTTCCGGTGATCGATTATGACGCCTTAGGCTTTGCCCCGCCGCCGCCGAGTAAACGCGCTGCAGCAGGCGGCATGGTGCCGGCAAACGTTAGTTACGGAGAATGGCTAAAGGCAAAGCGGCCAGGAGAAACGGACGCCGATCTACTAGCTCGCCAAGCAACCGCGCTTGGCGCGGGCAAAGTCCCTTATTTTCGCAGGCTGTCTGAAAAGTATGGACCGCAAAACGCACTCGCCAAGCTGGTCCGCGACGATGGGTCAGAGCTAACCTTAGACCAGTTGCGGGCTCGATACGGTGCCGTTAAAGAAAGGTAGCTCGCAGAAGACCATCTCAGCCAACATCAAAGCTGAGATGAAGGCCGGCAAGCCGCAAAAGCAAGCCGTTGCCATCGCGCTTAGCAAGGCGGGTAAAACCCGCAAGCGCAAGCCAAAGGCTAAGTAGCATTAGAACGTAACTGCCTCAGATCAATGCCTGGTCATTATGGCGACATGAAGCCCTCCAAGGGCGGCAAGGCCAAGCCCATGGCCAAAGGAGGCACCAAAAAAAGCGGTAAGAAAAAGTGAAACGCGGCGACCGTGTTAGCTGGAACTACCAAGGCACGCGCACCTTTGGTGTGATCACCAGCATTGGCGGCGAACGGGCGACCATACCAACGCAAGGCGGTGGCAGCGTCACCCGCGTTGGCAGCATGGATGATCCAATCGTTCGGATCAAATCCGAGTCAACCGGCAACGGGGTCATCAAAAAGCGGTCAGAGTTGAAACCTGCACCACGGCGATGATCACCTATCGCGGCGAGCAGTTCGAGGGTTACAACAAACCCAAGCGGACGCCTAAGCATCCGACCAAATCGCATGCGGTACTGGCCAAGGATGGCGAGACCGTCAAGCTGATCAGGTTCGGCCAGCAGGGGGTATCTGGCTCACCACCACGAACAGGAGAAACAGCAGCAGCGAAGGCCAGACGGGCATCATTCAAGGC